ATCATCTGAACCGACACTTTCCATGCTTTTTAACGTACTTGTAAGCTTATGGAATCCATATATTGTCATATATAAAGTAGACGTGACAAGGTTAATAAATATTATGATAAAAAAAGGAATGATAGTAGTGTTTTATGCTACTTTCTTTGCTTTGGAAACAGCGAAATCTACTGTGAATCCTGCTGTAAGACCGATTAAAACCAGTCCTAATGTGTCAATTCCTGACAAAGATATTGTTTGTGCGATAGCGAGTCCTGCAAATCCTGATACAATAACTGCACCTAGGCATTTCTTAATGTCATATTTAGTCTCAGATGAACCAAGAAATCCTCTAATGGTGTTTAGTACTGCACCTGATACGGTTGCAATGACTACTGCAAGTAATGGATCTACCATATTAAAAACCTAATTCGCGTTATATTTAAAGTTACTCTAATCTTCATCGTCTTCTGAGCACAACGGACATAAATTCTCACACATTTTTTGTAAAAATGTTTTATCTTGTTTTACCATATTTCTCCAACTCTCTAGATATTGTCAATCCTGTTACAAATATTGACGAAATTAATGCAATAATTAATGTTTGTTCAAAAGTTAAACCTATTTCAAAAACAGTTTCAGCAATGTTACCTGATACAAGTGGAGAGAAAAATGATACCCCGAAATTACCAAAGATTCGTGCGGCTATTTTTTTCAATATAAGATTGTTATATAACGATTGTATATAAATTTAATTTATAGGCACTAATTCTTCGTCTTTAATCATGTCTAATGCAATCATAGGATCTGCATATATGTATTCTACTAACTCTTTTTCTTCTGCACTCCCTTCGTAGTAGCCACATGGTGGACATAGCCAAAATATTAACTCATCATTCATGTATCCATACATCTTTTTCTTACATACATCACAAGAAGGTTCTCCCATATTAAAGGTTTAAAAGGGTTTATTAATAAGGTTTTGTTTACACTATTATGGCATCGTCAATCTATATATATCCTAATTTTAATGAATATATTAGATTTTATGGTAGAGAACAAAATGACTTAACATATGAAGCAGTATTAATAGACCTTTATGTTGATGTAGTTAAACAAAAATTGTTTGTAATAACAAATACAAGCAATGAAAAAGAAAGAATATTAAATAATAGAACAATTACTCATATACGAAATGAGTCATTTAAGAAAGATCATCTTAATGATGAGTGTAGATTAGTAACTGATAAAGACATTGTTTACAAGAATGGTTACTTGGAATTATTTCCAAGATTTTTGAGAAAACCTTTGATGAAACTTAGAGTTGACAGATGTGTAGGCGGAAATATTAAAAAGAATAGACTAGATTTAACAAAAATGAAATATGATTTTACCAGAGATAGAATCAACCTTGTTGTACACCATTCTACCTCCTGAATCTTCTGTCATCAGTCATGATTTCTTTCCAATCTTTTCCATGTTTCTTTTTAAGTGAGAGCCAAAAAGGATCAGTTCCAAGAATACCACCTTTTTTATTATACTCTTTGGTAACATTTGCAACACGTCTATGACAACTAGTGCATAAACGAATGTTAATTTGTTCTAAACCAAACTTGTAAGCGTTACAAAAATAACAAAGACCATAATGCTTTACTTTAACAACTGTAAGCAATGCTTCTCTACCTTTCTTGCCTGCACAGTCTCCACATATGTCTGAAACAGTTGCATTAGATGCCTTGTTTGATAGACAACCAAAACATAATGCCTCTTTATAATCGTTAACTCTAGTATATTCGTTCTCTTGATGTTTTTTCCAAAGTTTTTTTGTGTGGTCGTTTGCGTTCTTGTTAGTATCTAATTCGGTGGGCAAAATCCAGTCAACCTCTTTAAGCATTGATCCAGTGCGGTAAAAGTGTAGAACTCTATTTGCTCAGTACCTTTTTCACATTTGGTTGTCATTTTAATTATATCTTGAATAATATTTTCACAACGTGTTTTCTTAACTTGAATCTTTACAGTCTTCACAGTTACAACTTTCTTTGGTTTTTCTCCATATACTTTCTCCACGTTCGCCTTCCTCTTTGTTTTTTTTCCTACAGTCTTCACAGTCATGATTCTTGTATGTCATCTTTCTCCCAACTATTTAAACCTTCGAATTCATTCTTCACAATTTCTCTGGCTTGTCTAACTGTCATTCCAGACTTGCGAAGTTCGTCTACTGTTTTAGTTTTATTCCACCCGAAATCTACGGATGTTTGTAATGTTGTCTTAACTAATTCAAAGTTGGCTGGGGTAATACCGTCTGGGAAAGATTTTCTGGACATACTTGTTCCTGATCCTGATGCAGGGTGTCCTTGTGCAACTCCGCCTGTGTCGGACGGTCTTTGCTTTCCTGGCTCGCCTTGCATTCTCTGTTGCTCCTCCTTTGGGGCGGCAGAGCCGCCTCGCTTTCCAGGGTTCTTAACAGTTCCACCGTTGTTCTCTTCGGCTTCTATCTGTTCCTCTAATGTTACGACAGGATCTTTTGATACAATAAATTCTCCAGTGTGAGTTCTTGTAACTTCGAATCCCATTGATTGGTATGCTCTCATGTTTTCTATTTCAACTCCTTCTATTTGTAAGTTTCTAAGTTTGTCGGTTTCTTCGCCAATCTTTAATTTTAATTCCCAGTCATCTACGTGTAACATAAATGCAATCTTTCGTAAAAAGCCTTTGTACAAAAAGTCCTGACCCCATTTGACTGCTCTGTTTGTAATTGTAACTTGCAAGCCTTCTTGAGACCAACCAGTAGGAAGTTCTCCAAAGTAAAGGGGGAGAACACCATATGTTGCTCCTATAATCATACGTAATTCTCTTCGTATTGTAGTAAATTCTAATTCTTTTAGTGATCCAGTAAAGTCTATCCATTCTGCCATGTTACCTGCGTTACCACCTCTGTCGTTTTCAACAAGTAGGGGGTGTATTCTGTATGGATCTTCTGCGGCAGACTCTTCAAGTGCATCCCAGGACTTTCTAAAAGTCTCATAGTTTCTTGATGCAATAACTAACATACCTCGTGGAGGTCTCATCTTGTCGAAATACTTTCTAATGTATTCGTCCATGTGGGATAACGCCATTACTTTACTCCAGATGGAATAAATCGGGGAGAAACCATAAACCAAGTCTGGTCTATACTTGCCTGCTTTCCAAATAACTTCGCCTTCAGCATAGACAAATCGTTTAGGGTTTGGAATACCTAGCGAATAGATGGAGTTGACTTCGCAGATGGCTTTCAGAGCCTTCAAGGGCATGGAGTGCTTTCCGTCTTCTATGATCTGACAGTAGTCATCATCTAGAATTCGGTGCTCTCTGTGCTCAGAATGGGGGCAAACACGTACTTTATGACCTTTATCGTCATATCCTATACGTCCATCAGAGTCTGCAATCATTGCAATCTGTGCTGGATCAGCTCTGATCATTTCTTTTATTTTCGTATTTTTGAGCATAATTTCGCCTTTATCGTTAAAAACATAGGATTTTAGCGTTAAAATGTATGCATTATCAGCAATTTCAAGGTCTCTTTCAACCATTCTCATAACGTCTTCCAATGTCTGTTCGTTACCATTTACAGGATTTACCATTAAATCTTCTAAAACCTTACGATGTTCAGGTATTGGTCTAATTAAATTGGTTCCACCACAGGTATCACACATCAATGTGTTGTTTTTAGTCTCTCTTTCTTCTTCTATTGAGAGTGCTGTGTTATCTGTTGAGTTATCTTTCTCTGCTTCAGGAGATAATGGGGGGTATTCAAACTCTTTTGAGCAGTCCGTGCATTTGTATTTGAACTTTTCAACGATTTCAAATCCATTTTTGAACATTTCTCTGTTGATTGTTTCGATAGGAATACGTAAAGCATCTATGTTATTGGCTAACTCATAGATCATTATGAGTGGGAATGGGAAAATTGGTAGTTTAGCACCTGTATCGGTACTCATGTATGGTTGTGTTATGCTTGGTCGGACTGTTTTACCTGTCTCCCCTGCTTGAGCTTTAGTAATTAATCCATTTATAGAGGTTCTAATACTGTTAACTAAGCCCATATCAAATTATTAACGTGTGTATATTTAAACTTTGTCTATTTTTGTCACAGTTTTGTTAACTTTTTGGACAGGTTTAGGATTGTCTCCATGCACATTACATGTTTTATCCCTATATTCTTTATCGCATTTGCAAGTCATAGACATAATTATATAGATCAACTATTAAAGATTACCATGAATGCCCCATCTATACCTGAAGATATGGATAAAGAGGCAGTTATTGATGCCTGTATTTACGTTAATGACTGTTTTCAATTAAAAGATAACTTTGTTTTAAAGAATGATTTTGGTATGACGTTAACAGGTTTGTTAAGAGGCATATCTTCAGTTGTAAAAGAACATGATGTAAAATTACATAGAAACATACT